TTCATAGGTTATTCATAGGCTGTGAATAACTTGTGTATAACTTTATTCATAGGTTATTCATAGGCTGTGAATAACTTGTGTATAACTTTATTCATAGGTTATTCATAGGCTGTGAATAACCTGTGTATAACTTTTTCAGAGCACAAAAAAGGGAGAGTCTCCCCTCCCCATATACTCAGGTTTTTTTTATCGGATTGTGGATTAGTACCAATACCAGATCATCAATGCATCTCCGTCAGAGAGAGCCGCTCCGAATGTCAGACGACAGACTGAGGATACTCCCCCGGTCGCAGAGACCTCAAACTCATCATTGTCAGATGCTGTGTCTCCGAGAGCTGTCATATTACGGATCGATAGACCGTTTTTAAACACCAATACAGAGTTAACAGCACCCGCAGGGAGTCCGACAGCGAGATCGAGTGTAGTGGTAGAGGATCCGGAGATCTGCGCTCCTTCCTGAGCGAATGAGATGCCCAATTTAGCGGCTGTCACAGATGAGGATGCCAATTTGTCCGCATTTACGGAGCCTGTGGCGAGGGCTGTCGTTCCGACCGCTCCTGAGGCTATTTTACTCGCTACGACTGAGGAGGATGCGAGGGCGTTTGAGTCCACAACTCCAGCTGAAAACATAGCAGAGGCATTAATGGCGGCATCTGCGATTTGATCGGCTCCGACTGAGTCATTCGCCAATTTAGCCTGCGTGATCTGTGCGTCTCCGACGTTGCTTGTTTGGACGACTGCCGAGCCTAATTTGGCATTGGTAATACTTGCGTCCTGTAATTTAGCTGTCGAGATCTGTGCGTCTCCAATTTTTGCCTCGGTGACTGAGGAGGATGCGAGAGCTACGGTCCCAATTGAGCCATCAATTACTTGATCCGCTCCGACTGAGTCATTCGCCAATTTGGCTTGCGTGATCTGTGCGTCTCCGACATTGCTCGTCTGGACTGCAGAGGCTCCGAGCTTAGCTGAGGTGACACTTGCGTTATTTAATTTGGCTGTGGTCACTCCTGAGTCGGCAATTGATAGCTCGTTTCCGTCCTTCTGCAAGCCTCCTGAGACGGTTATGGCACCGGTGCCCGTAAATCTTTGGAAAGCGATATCAGTAGTGCCTAAAGTGACAGAGTCGTTTGAGCATACATAACCCTCCTCAGAGTAGGTCCCACGTAAGACAAACAAGAACGCACCGGGGAAATCATCATTTGCATCCATGTCGCTCGTGCGAGAGGCTGTGCCTCCTGAGGAGCTGTATGAGTACACTCCGTTTTCTGTGGCATCGTCCTGATTGAGGAGGAGGAATCTGTCTCCACTACTGAGGCTTATTGAGTCTATGCTCGCAGGGAGGGAGGCTATATCCACATTGCTCTCAGTAGCTACGACCACGTTCTCCTTAACAGATAATCCAGCTGCGACATTGTCGACATAGGACTTAGAGGTCGCATCATTTGCATTTGTCGGAGTAGTCACAACTCGGAGAGTACCTGATGAAAAATCGAAAGTATCTGTCAGATCGAGCTTATTAGCTGCGATTGAGCCCGCTAATTTCGCATTTGTGACCTGAGAGTCTCCGATGGCTGCGGTCTGGACTGAGCCTGTCCCTAATTTGCTGCTTGTGACACTTCCTGAGGCCAATTTAGCCTCGGTGACACAGAGGCTCGCAAGGGCAGATGTTGAAATTTCGCCATCTCCGACCTTGTCGGCAGTGATCGCATCATTGGCGAGGGCTGCTGTGGCAATAACACCGGCTGCAAAAAATGACGCAGTGTCGAGAGCTCCTGTCGCTATAGCTGAGGATGTGACTGAGCCTGAGCCGAGTTTGGCTGAGGTAATACTCGAATCTGCGAGGGCGGATGTGCCGACCGCAGCCGAGGCAATTTTGGCGGCTACAATTGCCGAATTGGCAATCTGATCGCCTTTAATTTGTACTGAACCCATAGGTTTTTAATCTCCGATAAACATGTTTAATTTGTCGTAGTCTCAAATTTTAAAAATCTAGATTTCTTCTAATATTACATGAACCTTAACATTTCCGGACGAGCTTTGTATAAAAATAGAGCTCGTCCGATTTTTGCCCTTTCCGAGTTTCATGATGAGAAAATTCGATGCCGGGACAAATGCGTTATCTGTCGTGTCAATGTCGTCTCCCTCACTATATCCGTTTTGAGCTATATATATTTTTGTACTCTCACATCCGACAGAGACCTGATTGCATGCTGAGGGCAATAGTATCTCATCACAAGCGGCATCTCCGACAGTAAATGTCTTAAAGGCAGGATAGATATTTATAGATTGATAATCTCTTGTCGCCATGTCATGAGCTCCTAATATAATCCACAGTCAAAAAATCTCCGACCTGGGGAGTAAAATTACAACTAAATGTATTCTCGTTAACCTCGGAAAAATGCTCCCCGACAACTTGTCTCACTCCGTTGTAATATACTCGCAGAGATCCGGACTGATAATTCTCGGGGACAGTGAATGAGGTCCTCTCTCCGTTGATCTGAGAGGTGACATTGGCTTTTTTCATATCGTCCGAGCCTCCTGAGGGAGGATTGATAAATGCAAATCGAAACGCCATGTCATGTTAACCTTGTCGTCTCTGTCTATGTCGCCAAGCCTCGATGACCTTGTCTCTATTAGCTGCATAAAAATCCGGATCTTTCAGAGCTCTGTCGAGAAAACTCGGAGAGTCAGGAGAGGGGATGGCTCCGCTATTTGTGCGAGGGGGAGTCGCTCTCTCGAGCTCTGCCATCTGTGCCTGTGTACTGACCTCCTGAGGGACGGGAGGATCCTCTGTGGACGTGACGACCTCTCTCAGGGCTCGCAGATGTGGACGGATAGTCAGAGGGGCTTTATCGGGATTCTCGACCTGAGTATCGAGCCAATCTGACAGAGTCAGTCTCTCTTTCTCTGAGGCTCCCTTCTGAGATCTCTCATAAGACCACTCGATCGCCTCTATCAAATCCGGATCTGTGAGGCCATGTTTAGAGATTGACTGATATCTCTCAAATCTCCGCTCGGCTGTGTTTAATTTGGTCTGCATGTCGGATAATTGCTGATTCAGAATGTCGACTGAGGACATCGCCTTCTCGGCTTTTTCGAGTCGACTCTCCGCTTGTGCGAGTGCCTCCTCTGCGATTGTCGCTCTCTGTGCGACCTTTCCGACTCGCTCCTTTATGATACTTTCTATTTGTGATTTGAGGATATAGGTTTTTCCCTCATGTTCTATTTCATTCATCGTAATCTCCTTTAGAGGCTAAATTCCGCTCGCTCTCTGCGGATACGTTCCAATTCTCGACGTGCCTCTATGTCGTCAAGATCTGGGTTTAATATTTTGAGTGCATCGATAGGACTTATCAATCCTGCCGAGAGTTTTTGTACGACATCCTCTCTCTGAGCCTTTAGCTCGTCAGGAGAGAGGGGGAGAGAGTTATATTTGACTCTATACCCATCCTCAGGGAGGGACGTCCCTAGAAAACGATTACATAGCATAGCACAGAGGGACATCATCTCCTCATCCCCTCTCCTCATCTGAGGAGCCAGTCTGACAGATGCCGTCCTCTGACCATCTCTCGATATACTGAGAGCATATCCGGATCTCGGATCCCCGCTCTGTCGTATCACATCCGCAGAGATCCCAGCTGCCGTCGAGAATCTATACTCATACGCAGAGATACTCTCGAGCAATTTTTGAGGATCTGAATATGTAAAACTGCCGAGGAGGGGTTGTCCTGTCATGTCGGGATCGGACTGAAACATGAGGATCGACGAGGGATCGGTAGATATCGCAGATCTGCGACCGAGTAAATTTCCCTCTACCTGCTCTAACCCCTGAACAGAGACACCGACTGCGTACTTCTGAGGCCACGAGTTATCCCTCACACAATGAACATAGAAGGATCCCAGAACTGCCGAGCTCAGGGTCCCATAGGGGAGAGCCGACATGTCGAAAGCATTAAACATAGAGCCGGTTTTTTCTGCATGGTATAAAACGACAGGGAGATAGGGGATCCCATCTCGAGATTGATAGGGATAGGCCTCTCCTCTCATTGCCTCGTGTCCCATATAGTCAGGACTGAGATCTCTCCCGATCCCTCCTGATGGAGTCGCCTCAAAAATACCAAATAGAGGATTATTGAGATCTCTCACGTCTATGATGTCCCACGTCCATCTCGCCTCCTCAGGATTGAGGGGATGCATCCTCAGTCGGAGCTCCTGATAATAGAGAGGTATATCCGGAGCATCCTCAGAAGCCGCAGCGATCACAAAATCAGGAGAGACAGATCTGAAACATAGACCCGGCAATCGAGCGACTCCCCCGGGGACATGAGGAGCGACATCGACTCTCACAAACATCTCTCGTAGTCCGAGTGTCATTTGTTGGACTCTCTGCATCAATTGAAAATATCCGGCTCGTGTCACATATCCATTACGTCCGACGAGCTCAGAGATGTCTCCCTCATGAGAGACTCCCGGCTCAGTATGATATAGGACGGCAAGCTGTCGAGTGACCTGCTCAAATGCATTAAATGACATGTCAGAGACTCCGAGAGCCTCTCTCCTATCGGTCGGGAGATGTCTGAGAAGCTCATCCTCGAGATCTTGTTCCCACAGTCCGGTTAACATCCTGCGTCTAAGTGCTGTATGATCCCATCTCCTCTGCTCTACATCGGATGGGGCTGTCGGTTTAGGAGGGATGGGGGAGGAATACATTAGAACACCCTGATATTTTTTGGAATAGTAACTCTATAGTCTAGTATAGGCAATAATCCATATCTCAGGGCATCTATTTTGTGCCCTGAGGGATTGCGACTGTTTACGGATTGAGATTTGCTCAGAGTCCACGAGCGGATCGCTTTTATCGTCTCTCTGCACTCAGGACGGATCCAAAAATGACGACGTGACATGATTGCGTGTATTAGTGATGCGCCAAAGTAGACGGAGTGACGCTTTTTTATCGCTTGTCGGACTGTCCAAGGGAGATTGCGAGGGGGATACCCGAGGATGCTCTCAAATGCTCTCATGAGGAGGATATTTGACATCCTATATTGATTTGCTCCTCTGTGCTCTCCGTCTCCTGTCCATCTGCAGATTTTTGGATCTACTCCGTAATTTTTGAGCATCTCGAGAATTGCCTGTGCATGGTGCTCGGGGGGAGCTTGTCCTGAGACATACTCCCCGAGAACATAGACCCGGGGATTCTGCGGATCTTTCATGTCTATACAGCTCAGGATTGCGACCTGAGAGCCGGGGGTCGAGCCATGATCGATGCCGACACAGAATCTATAGTCTCCCCCTTTTGGGACAGGCTGTGAGGAGATCATCTCGTCCTCAAAATTCTCGAAGATCACTCCCTGAGGAGCGACATCAAAAGATCCCTCTACACGAGCGGCTCTGTCATAGGGGAGATAACCCTCGACTATGCGATCTATCTGCTCCTGACTCAGGATGTATCCCTGAGGGAGTCCGATCGGAGTAGTCGCTTCGACTGTCAGAGGGGCTCGATGTGCGGAGATCAATCCTCTCTCGATAAGATCTCTGAGATATGAGACGTCCACTCCCCCGACAGGAGTCAGAGAGAGCGCAAGGGTCCCACGTTTCCCACCCGCTCCCCCTCTGGATATGCGAGCTATAATCTCGTTGTACGTAGCAATATCGACCGGCTCGTCTACCACTACAAGAGAGCAACTAGCAGAGGCCAATCCTAAGCCCTGATTGGCTGTTTTTATGCGTATGATGCTACCATTTCGAAATTTGACGAGAGGAGCCAATCCCCTAAAGCCCTTTCCTCTCACAAATTCACAGGAGGGATCCAGCTCATCTTTTGGTATCATGTCATATAATTTCTGTTGTATCGTCCGAGATTGCTCGTGAGAGTGAGTAATCATCCATGCCTCGATCGGAGGGGGATCCGTCCTGAGATAGGGATGTCTGTCGAGACAATGATATAGCAATAGGGCGCAACTCGCTATAGTTTTCCCGACTTGATTCCCTCCTATGAGTGCCTTGATTGGGGATGGGTCGGCTAAATATGCTTTCTGCGGGGGAGTAGGGCAAAAATAGACGAGCGGATCGTTGTCGCTTTTTTTGCGGAGCCACGAGAGCTTTTTCGCCATCTGACAGAGACTCATTATTTACGTCTCCAAAATAGCTCGTAGCACAGAGAGCCCTCTGAGGTCTGAGCCTTGCAATAATTGACCATCGAGATTGTGTTAGCGATATTTGAGATCTCCTCACAGGTCGCTCCTGAGGTCTGAGAGTCTATCCCTCTGCTATAGACGAGACATGTCATCTCACGACACAGGAGCCGATTCTCGGCATCTGTGATATTATCCGGAGTGCAGACCTCCTTTATTACGTCGAGATCTGTGAGCTGTTTGATAACCTCTTGCTGAGTCTGAGAGGTCGTATCATCTGAGGGAGACTTTTTTTGTGTCATGAGGAGAGCTCCCCCGGCTCCGACAATCAAACCTCCGATCACCAATAATATTTCTAACATCCTCCCCTCCTGTCGTTTAGTCTCTGTGTGCATCTGAGATAGTCCTCCTCTGTCATATCAAACGCAAATAATATGTCCCTCAGGGAGAGAGCCTCATCTCGTATGATTGCATATAGGAGAGAGTCTATCTCTGACTCTGAGACCTGAGTCCGATATGCAGAGATAATATTCCGCAGCTCTGACCTCGCAGAATCGAGAGAGACTACGAGATCGGAGAGGATACGAGATCCCCTGTCGACCTTAGTCACTCCGTCCAATATTCGAGCCTCTAGTCGCTCGTGATCTGTCGGCTCATCTGTCATATAGCCTCCTCAAAAAGTCCTAATTGAGCATTCTCTCGTTTATACTCTTCACGAGCCCAGCTCAGTCTCCCCTCTATGATTGGGATATACTGAGACTCTCTCTCTATACCGATAAAATCATATCCCTCGAGGATCGCTGCGCATCCTGTCGTCCCAGATCCACAGAAGGGATCGAGAATAGTACTCCCCTTCTCCGTCCCTAGCAATCGACATAAAAATCTCATGAGTTTAAGAGGTTTTACTGTCGGATGGTGATTTGCGATAGGAGTCGTGATCCCCTTTCCCGATGCTGCGTTTTTTAATCCTGCGGAGTCAGGCTCTCGTCCTGTGATCTCCGCTCCTGATTTTTTTGGGAGATCTTCGAGTCCTCTCTCCCTCTCAGATCGGCAGGGCTTAGAGCATTGATAAATATTTGCAGGCCAATATCCTCTATTATGATGCATTGGTGACATGTCCTCTCTGTCCCATTGCATATGTGTATATTTAAATCCCTGCCTTCCTCCCCATCCTGCTTTTCGATTGTCAGGACCTACCCAACATGGATCACCAAAAGCAAAACGACACGCATCTATATTGATGGCTCCTGTCCCCCACTTTGCGACATTACGAGCGACAGAGAGACCTTTCTCGAGGGGCTTTCGTGCGAGTGTAGCCGGCTCAATTGCGGGTTTGAGTGCAGTCCCATATCCTCTATATCGTTTAGCGAGCTCAGACTGAGGCTCAGGAGGGACATAGACTCGAGGATCGGTCGGAGGAGTCATGACAAACCTCGGATTATTTTTATCTGTATAAGATCCCCCTTCAATCCCGAGGAGACCTGCCTCTCTGTCGAATTGTTTTGAGATGTCGAGATTTTTTGGGAATCCTGAGAAGTAGATCCAATTAAACATATCTCGGATCTCAAATCCCCCATCCTCAATTGCACACGTCAATCTATGCACAGTCCGAGTCCCACCAAAAGCGACGAGATGGCCACCCGGCTTTAATACCCTGAGACACTCCCTCGCCCAATCGACACCGGGGACAGAGGCATCCCAATCTTTATTCATAAATCCTAAGCCATAGGGCGGATCTGTGATGATTGCGTCTATGCTGTCAGAGGGGAGAGTCCTCATCATCTCGATACAGTCTCCCTCTAATATTTTGTAGTCTCTCAAATCATCCCACATATCAAGATCCGGATTTGAATGACACAATGTTAGATCCGACGAGGCTCCTCAGGTCGGACTCGACTCTCTGCCTCAGGATTGGAGGGAGTGCGATAATCGTATTCACGATCTCAGAGAGGACCTGATCATCTGTCATGCTGTCGTATTGATCGATCGCTCCCTCCTCTGCGTCTAGTGCTCTGAGCTCTGACAGGAGAGAGACCATCTGTCTCTGTAAGGCTGCGTATGCCTGCCATGATCCGGAGTCCTTCGCTTTCGCCATGCTTTCCCTGAGCTCGTCAATCTGCGTCCTGAGGATCTCCCTATAGTCGAGAGGTTTGCTGTTTTTATTTTGGGATTTGATCTCTATCGTCTCGTGTGTCGTATCCGGTTTATATCCATGTCGTCTCGATAGGAGCCACATAGCCGATTTGACATCCCCCTGAGTGATTGAGGAGTGTATTGTCGTCAGAGCATCGAGGGCTCCCTGACATTCTGCCTCTCTGAATCTTTTGGCAAATTTTAAATAATCCGGTTTACGGTCCTTCTCTCCCTGAGCGAGCCAAGTGTAAAGAGTCGACTTAGAGATCCCTCCGCATTTAGCCGCAATCTCGATGGTCGCTCCTGAGCGGATCGCTGCGCAGATTTTTTTTATTGCATCCTCTGTAAATATTTTTGATCGTCCCATCCTAGTCTCCAAATTTTTCAAAAAAAATAGAGGTTTTCT